GTTGACGAACCAGTTCTTTACAGCGTAAAATATGGATGTATTAATTAATACAACAAAAGGAGACAACATGTCTAATACACACGACTCTATAATGGCTGCGATTCAAACTTATTCTGAAGAGAACTCTAAGTTCACAGAAAAAGGAATCAAAGCATCAGCAACAAGAGCTAGAAAAGCTCTAGCAGAACTTGGCAAGCTGATCAAGGCCAGAAGAAAAGAAATCCAAGAAACTAAGAACGCTGAAAAGAACGCAGCAGCCTAGTTAATGCTTTTGGAGTTTAAAAAGCCTGTGCATGCAAGTGTGCAGGCTTTTTTTATGACCCAAACCATTTTCTAGCTATCGGCGTGTCGTGTTTCAAGCACCACATGGTCCATTCTGTATCGGTGAATTTGGCCCGCACCACTATGCGATCCGGTTCAAAGGAAAGGTCGCACAAATTTTTCAAATACATTTCCTGTATGTGTGGATAGTATGAGATCCACCCCTCGAACCAGATCTGTACTTTTGTGATGTCATCGTATGCTCCGTTGTAACGAGCTCCCTCGCACTGTGTTTTGAGCTCTCCTATCACCCGTAGGATTCCCTGTGTGCTCATATATCCTTGTTAATAATTAATGATCCATGAACTCGCACCCGTATGTGTCCGTTGTAATACTGATCTGATTCTAACACTTTCCTAGCAAACTGTTCCCTGGCTTCAACGTAATTTAATTCCGCTTTGCTCTTGCAATAATAAAGTATCTCTCTGCGGAACTTGTCTTTGCCCAATCTCTCCACATCCTGTGTCAGCTGGTCACTGGAACCATAGTATTCCTGCCAATCGCTGCCCACAGCGCCTCTTATTTTTTTGCGCACTTTTTTTCCGTTTTTTTGCGTGTGCATTTTATATCGCGTGGTCTTGAATCTGCTCAACTTCCTGCCCACATACATGCGACCATTCTCTAGATTGGTGATGATGTACACGAAGCCCGCGCAATCGTTTGGTAATTCTGTGACAGGTTGATTGTTGTAGATCCATTCCATCCCAGTATTTAAACTCAAGAATGTGCCAATTATAATATGCGCACATTATATACACGTGAAGAAGGCAAATTTCAATCAATCACAATTTCAAATAGGCAAATAGGCTCTATAGCGTCTTTGGTAAAACAGTGAATTACTCCTATTTGGTTAGGCGGCGAATCACTCGACGCAACAGGCAAAAATGACGGAGCTCTGGGAAACAGATCCAACTCCAGGTTCATATGATATTATCATACAGAGATCATATGAATTCGCGTTGCAATGAATGAGCTAACGGGTACAGCGCAACCGCCCGGCGCCAGCAGCGATGTATGATGACTGTGAACTCAGCACATATGCAGAGTGGTCCATTCGGCTAGCAATAGCCGAATCATGACTGCTCATCTAGCACATAAGGCGCACGATGCTGTCGCATCGCGCTTAAAAATATTGCAAGTGGAAAAAGGAAACGAGCGCAAGCGAAGTTTCAGATGTGCGCAGCACATCTCATAGGATCGCAACTGTTAAAAGAATGGCTGCCCGGTTTTCTTGGTTACGTCTAGATTGTCCTTGACTATGCGGCTGACTATGTCTCGGTCGGAGGGGCTCAGCGCCAGGGCCTCTTGATAGGTGACTCCGCCGCGCATGTACCAGCATATCTTGAACAGCTCATGCTTGATGCTCTTGCCCTCGTTCTCGAGGTCCTTGAGGTATTTTATGAGGTCAGATTCCGAGAGCGATAATAGTCTTATACGAAAAAATTTGCGTTGTCAAAGGTGATGGGCACTTCGTAGGTTGCGGGAGCGCCCGCCTTGATCTGATCTTCCGTGGCCTTGATCCTCACTGGCTTGATGGCGCCCAGCTGCCTGATTTCTCCCAGCTTGTTCTCCAGCTCTCTGATCAGCTTGGCCTCGGCATTCTTGATGAATTCCAATATGGCCACCTTGTCAGTGACCGATTCACCGCTCGGCAGTTGTATGCGCTGTATGTTGCTGATCAACAGGTTGACATTGAGGTCGCTCAACACCCTGAAGCTGTCAGTGTAACGCTTGGTCTTGTCCTCGGGGCTAAGGGTGCTCTGCGACACTTGGGAATAGATCCTCTGCTGCTCGAATGTCTTGAGCTGCGCATCGGTTATCTGTTTGTAGGTCAGTGGGGTCACGTGCAGTGTAAGTCCGCCCGCCAGCACGCAGTGGTCCACAATATTTTCCTGCCTTATGCTGTCCAGCATCTGTGGCAGGTTGACTGTGTGCACCTGAGTGTCACTGGTGCCCGGGACCGCAGCAGTGATGTCCATGGTCTCGCCATAGCTGGCAATCCTGATGGCTATCAACACTGTGTCTATGTCATGATTGACCAATTTCCATGGATCCAGTATGGTGGGTATGCAGCTTTTGATCACGTCCACTGTGGCCTGGCCGTTCATCATGCTGTCCGGAGTCCTGAATGCCAATTCGTCCATGGCAGTCATGGGCAGCACAGGATGCTCTCCCGTGGTGGTCTTCTGCACCACTGACTCTGTGTAGTGTTTCTCACCGCTGGGCAGGCGTATGCTGATCTGTGGCTGCCTGTAGTAGCGTTTTAAAGGGTTTGTGTTTTCAGTCATTTTTATATTCTATAAATATACATTATATTAATGTGCGTGTCACTATTTATATAAGCATATTTTAGGGGTTTTTAAAGCATGGACGAACAAGAACTAGCAAAGCTGTTAGCTAAAACCAATCAAGACACAGCCAAGGAAATTACCAGGCTAATCACAGAGCTGAAAAAAGCTCCTGTGCTCAGCTCCACACAGGTAAAAAGAGTCAACGATTCTTTACAAAAGTTGGCCAAAGATCTCAAGTTGGAAGAAAAAGAGAATAAGAAATTACTCGAGGTAATAAAAGATGTAGTAGAAGTCAAGGAAAAAGAGATCAAGGCCACCAAGGACCTGAACGAAAGATTCTATACCCTATACAGACAGATGGGTAAAACTGAGTTGGCGGCCCAAGCATCGGCCGACCAAGCCGAAGAGAACGTAAAAACATTAAAAAACTTTGGTGCAGCAGCCGGCGAAGTGTACAAAGCAGCAGCCAAGGGCTCGGGTGACATTACTGATTTTTCCAATGTCTTCAAAGGCAGATTGGGATATTTTGGAGCTGGCCTACAGAACTTTGGCGAGTTTGCCCAAACCTCTCTGGATGCGTTCCGCACGCTGTCCAACGTGGGCGCCAACTTCGGACAAAATTTATTCGCACTGAGAGAAACCGCTGCCAGCGCGGCATTGCCACTTCAGGATTTCGTTAAATTGATTTCGGCCAACAGCGAAAGCCTAGCATTATTATATGGTACCACCACGCAGGGCGCCAAGAGATTTGCGCTGCTCAGCGAGCAGTTCAGGAGAACCAGCATAGAGCGGTTGGCACCACTGGGATTCACTGTTGATCAACTTAATGAGGTTCTGTTGACCACGGTGAACCTACAGCGAAGAACGGGCAGCTTCCAGGAAGGTGCGGTCGCTGAGCAGATACAATCTGCCGAGGCATTCGCAGTGGAGCTAGACAAGTTGGCCAAACTCACAGGACAACAGAGAAACCAGATGCTCAAGCAGATGGAATCCCAGCTGTCCAACGACAGGTTCATGGCGTTCTTGAGCCAACAGACAAATGAGAAAACAAAACAATCACTACAGGGATTTGTGGCAAGCATACACGGACTTGCTCCGGGACTGACCGAAGGGTTCAGTGATCTGATCGCCAACGCAGGCACCCCGGTCACAGAAGCCTCGAGGATGCTGGTACAGAACATACACGAGGCCCCTGGTATCATACAACAGCTGTCAGCGGGCGCGATAGATTCCACGACGGCATTGCAAATGTTGAGAGACGCTGCCCAAAGATCCAACAAGGCATTGGCAGGCGTGGCCGTGACCGGTCAGGTGGGCTTCGCGAGGCTGTTTGCCGAGGTGAACAAATTGGCTTCCGCCAAACTGGATGAGAGAGTACTCACAGAAGAGCAGAAAGCAGCACAGGAAAAAGCTACCAAGGCCCTCGCTATGTTTGAAGATGCCAGCAAGACACTAAGCAGCAGTTTTCAAAACATAGAAACAGGATTTTACACAACGCTGGGAGGATTCATAGGAACCACAGGCGGTTTGCTCAACAACGCGGTCAAAGGCATAGCCAATGGCATCAACGCCCTGCACCCCGGCATCCAGGCAATGTTGTTCGTGGGCAAAACACTTGGAGGATATTTCCTCGACAAAGCAGGACAGATATTGACCACAGGAGCAGGTACGGCGCTGGGTATAAGGATGAGCGGAGGATTGGGGGGCGGAATAGGTAATACTAACTTTGGGGTAGGCAGCGCGGGCAACTTAGGACATGCCGGCAAGGCGTTGGCAGTGGGATCCACACTCGCAGGAGGGGCAGGTGTAATTGGAGGAACAGCCGCCGCGGCCGAAGCCGACACATTTGGAGGCAAGGCCGCAGGCGTGGGCACAGCCGCCATGTCAGGAGCAATTACGGGAGCGTCGATTGGTATGTTTGCAGGACCAAAAGGAGCATTGATTGGAGCTGCGATTGGTGGCTTGGTGGGTGGAGGGGCAGCCCTGATCGGTGCCGGCATGGGCAAAGACATAAAAAGATCCACAGGTACCTTTGGCACATTGGGATTACCATTTGAGCCAAAAACCAGCATGTTGCATGTGGAGGCAGGCGAGAGGGTATTAAATAAACAAGAAACACAAGATTACAACCAAGGCGGGCAGAATTCCGCACAGATGGCACAACTCACAAGCCAGATGACTCAGTACAATATGACTGCCAAAGAAGCCCTAGAGCTGCAAAGAGCCAACCATCAAGCATTAAATACGTTGGTTAGCATAAACGCAGCCACAGAGAAGAATACCAAAAAAACTTCCAAAGTGGTTGATAAAGTGGGATCTTCTATTGTATAATAGAACTTAATATATGAGCTGGAAAAAATATTTTAAAGAACCCAATCTAAGCCCCATCAGTGGAGACAAAACTCCCAACTTCGCCAAGAGGAATTATTCATCTTATCTGCCCGACGTGTACACAGGCCACCCAAACAGGATACAGAGATACTTTCAATATGATCAGATGGACAACGATTCCGAGATCAATGCAGCGCTAGATATTCTCGCAGAATTTTGCACACAGAGCAACGACGAAAATGAAACGCCATTCGACCTAGTGTTCAAAGATGACGTCACAGAGACCGAAGTAAAACTATTGAAGAAGGCCCTGCAGCAGTGGACCAACAGCAACAGGTTCGGCAGGAGAATATTTAGAATATTCAGGAACTGTCTGAAATATGGTGACTGTTTCTTCGTAAGAGATTCAGAGACAACCAAGTGGCTGTACATGGATCCCGCCAAGATAGACAGGATCATTGTGAACGAGTCGGACGGCAAGATCCCGGAGCAGTACATCATCAGAGACATCAATCCCAATTTACAAAAATTATCTGCCACACAGATCACCCCAAATCAACTGTACGGTGGAACAACTGGTGGACCATACAATCAAAACTACATGGGCACCGGACAGGGCATGGGCGCAAGCTATCCCACAGGTGGCAGCGGCGGTAGGTTCTACAGGACCATGAACCAGTATGCGATCAACGCCGAGCACGTGGTACACATGAGTCTTTCAGATGGCATGGACAATCTGTTTCCTTTCGGACAATCGGTATTGGAACAGGTATTTAAAGTTTACAAACAAAAAGAATTATTAGAAGATGCGATAATCATATATCGAGTACAGAGAGCCCCAGAGCGAAGAGTATTTTATATCGACGTGGGAAACATGCCCACACACTTGGCCATGCAATTTGTTGAGCGAGTCAAGAATGAGATCAACCAGAGAAGAATTCCAAGCACCACGGGCGGCATGAGCTACATCGATGCCACATACAATCCCATGAGCATAAACGAAGATTACTTCTTCCCGCAGACAGCGGAAGGCAGGGGTTCTAAAGTGGACACACTGCCAGGCGGAACCAATCTGGGAGAGATCGACGACTTGCGATACTTCACAAATAAATTGTACAGGGGTTTACGAATTCCGAGCTCATACTTGCCAACGGGTGCAGATGACGGAGCCCAGCAATACAATGACGGCAGAGTGGGCACAGCCTACATACAGGAACTGAGATTCAACAAATATTGTGAGAGGCTGCAGAGTCTTATCGCTCCCATATTTGATGAGGAGTTCAAGCTATGGATCAAAACCAAAGGCTACACGATTGACAATGGCACGTTTGAAATAAAATTTAATCCTCCACAAAACTTTGCGCAGTATAGGCAAACAGAGATGGACCAAAGCAGGGTTGGCACATTCGTGCAGGTAGCGGAACTGCCTTACATGAGCAAACGTTTTGCACTCAAGAGATTTTTGGGATTGAGCGAAGAAGAAATGGCGCACAACAGCACTCTGTGGGCTGAAGAAAATGCAGTGGCACAGAAAAAACAAACAAAAACTACACAATTGAGAACAGCGGGAGTGAGCCAATCGGGAGTTCAATCAGATCTAGATCAGTTTGAGAACCCAACCCCAGAAGAAGGAGCACCAACCCCGGGCACAGCCGCGCCGGGACCTGGCAGCACACCATCCACGGGCGGAACACCCGGCACCACACCAGGTGGTGGAGCCACCGTCTAAGGCTTAAATAACATTATGCGATTGACAGAAATGTGGTCTTATACCCCACAAGGTTTTGAACAAAACAAAAGTTACAATGCGGAAGATGACATTTCCGTGTTAGACGATGACGACACACGTAAAACTCGTTTAAAACTGCGAGATATCAACAAGATGCGTTTGGCCAGCGAAGCACATGACCAGGATCAAAGGGAACAGGCAGAGTTTGTACAAAAAATGTACGGACAACGGCCAGCGGCAGACGAACTATCACTTTAATATCACATGTCCGATGTAGCATTTGTATTGGGCAACGGAGAATCACGTAAAGGCATACTCATAACAGATCTCAAACGGCATGGCAAAGTTTTTGCGTGCAATGCGGTGTACAGGACCGAAGAACCCGACTATCTAGTGGCAGTGGATCCAAAAATGATTTTAGAAATCGCCACCACTGATTACCCAAAAACACACGAGGTTTGGAGCAATTACAACAACCAATACTCAAAAAACGAAACTGCAAAAAATCACGTCAAATGGTTCCAACCCAGCCTGGGATGGAGCTCGGGACCAACCGCGTTGAAACTGGCGGCTGACAAGAAATTTGGCACGATTTACATACTGGGCTTTGACTATCAGGGGCACGTGAAAGACCCAAAAAATAAGAGATTTGGTTTTAATAATGTTTTCAAGGACACGCCCAACTATAAAAAAAGCACAGATGAAGCCACCTACCATGGAAATTGGTTAAATCAAACCAAGCGGGTTATAACAGATTACCCACACATAGAGTTTTGCAGAGTAGTACGTAATGACACCTTCAAACCCCATGATCTGGAATTCAACAAAAATATCAAGCACATGGACATAGTTGATTTTTGCACAAAATTCCACATTCAGCGGCAATCTTAACCAGAAACCGCCGTTTTTAGCCTAAAAGTACAGCGTTATCGAACTGACTGCTTAAATAGTACACTTTATAAAGTAAAACCTAAACTTGCCAACAAGGAGCACGTGCAAATGACACAACCTACAAACAAGTTCGAGCAATTGCTTGAATTATTAATCAACGAAGAGAATGACAAAGCGCAAGCATTGTTCCATGAAATCGTTGTTGAAAAATCTAGAGATATCTATGAAGGCCTAGTTGACAGCGAAACTGCTGTTGAAGCCAAAGATATGAAGAAAGACGAAAAAGAAGAAGTCAAAGAAACTGAAAAAACTGAAACAAAAGCAGAAGAAACAGTGAAAGAAACTGAAAAAACAGATTCAAAAGACGAATCAGTTGACGAAGAAGTAGAAATTGAAGAAACTTCTAAAGAAGAAGAATCAATAGAAGAAGTTGGTGGCGATGCTACTGATGATTTAATTTCTGATATTTCGGCTGACGAAAAAGGTGATGCAGAAGTAAATGGTGAAGAACCGGCTGCTGATGCTGCACAAGGTGATGCAGAAATTGAAAACAAAATCGTTGACTTAGAAGATGCTTTAGAAGAATTAAAAGCAGAATTCGAAAAAATGATGAATGGTGACAACGGCGAAGAT